CCGCCGCCGCCGCCAGCGCCAACCACAACCACAAAAATATCTGTATATTTGCGGTCGAACGTATGGGTGTAGCTCCCTGGCGATGTGTATTCCTTTATCAGACTATATCCGATTGAGCCAAGCGCCTGTTCAACACTCGTGTCCACATACTGCTTGTTGGCGGCATCTGCGGAATCAGAAGGAGCGGCCAGATTGGCTATCTTGTGCCCGGTCATATCCGTGTTTGCTTTAAGTGCAACACCGCTCTCAGAGGTCTGTAGCACCTGCGTCGTGTTGTTGACCAGATTGATGCCGGAAGTGCCGACTGTGATCGCTGCCGCTCCCTCAGCCAGGGGGGCCTCAATCCGGATATTCCCGTTTGGCATCATCTTGATTTGAGCGGCAGAGCCCCCGTGCTTGATGGCCTTGTCCGCCAGGATGGTGATATCTCCCTGCATCGTCCCGCCAGTCAAAGGCAGATACTCGCCTCCGCCCTTTTGGGCCAGCTCGTCGATCGCCTCTTGCACATTGGTGGCCTCCAGGCCGCTGCCCGTGTTGCTGTAGCCCACATATTCGGCGGAGAGGTCGCCGCCCTCTCCGTCTTCTGTCACCTCAATGGTGTACGGCCCTTCGCCCAGGCTCTCCCCCATCTGCATCGTGCCGCCGCCGGGTATTGAGAGCCAGGGCGCAGCCGTGGCGATAGCGGCTAACTGGGCGGCGTACTGCTCCAGTGTGGTGCCCGACGGCGGTTCTACTCCCATAGCCTGTAGTGACGCTGCGATACTTGCCTTAGCGGCGGACAGCCGGTCGATTTCGCCCTGAATACTCATACCACGCCTCCAATCAGATTGCCGCAAGGGCCTCCTCAATGTCGCCCGTCAGGCTCACCGAGCCCCCAGTGGTGTAACCAGCAGGGACGGCAAAGGAGGTTGTGGTCAAGCCGTCAATCTCCCCGGAGACCGCCCCATTGTTTGCCATTGAGCCAGTGACCTTCGCGCCTTTTGCGTAAGCGGTCTTGCCATTAAGGATATCCCCGGCAACCGCTGTGCCGTCAGAGGTGTCCACATAAGCCTCCGGGATGGCCGCTACCTCAACGGACGTGAGCACCTTCCCGTCCGTAGGCTCTACCGTTTGGACAGACTTGTTGGGCGTAACACTCTTCGTCTCCGGGGTGATCTGCACCTTTCCTGTCCCGCTGTGATACCCCTTCGGGATGGTGTAAGACAGTTTTTCCGGGGTCAGTGTTTCAGTCGCCGCCCCATTGTTTGGCATGGTACCTGTGGTGGTCTTGCCTGCCTTGTCCACAAACACCTTGCCAGTCAATACGTCAGCGGCGGTAGCCGTAACGGCGGATACGTCCTGGTAGTTCCCGGGGATGGCGGCTACTGTCACATCGGACAGGCCATAATAGCCGGGGTCGGGCGTCACATTCTGCTGGGACTTGGTTGGCGTGACAGTCTTGCTCTGGAGGTTATAGTTTCCGCCACCGGACACCCCTGACACCGTGCCACTGCCGTTGTGGTAGCCTTTGGGGATGGTATATGTATCGCCCTCTTGGACAGTAGCAGATACCGCTCCTCTGTTCTCAATTCCATCAATTTCCGTTGCCAGCTTGGTCAGATCGTCCGTGCTTGTGCCGATGCCCAGTTCAACGGCCTTTGACCTGATAGTGTTCCGCGCTGTTTGGATTCTGCTGATTTCAGTTGCTACACTCATACTTTCCCACCTTTCAAATTGTCCCTAACAGGATTTCGATATTGCCTACCGTCTCCTGCACCGCGGCTGCGGTAATGGGGAGCGTATTATCACCCTCGTCAAAGCCGCTTACTGTGTCCACAGATAACGTCCTTGTGTCTCTGTCCAGCTTTAGCCCGTGCCCGATGTTGTAGGATGTACCTCCTCCACCCTCCGGTAAAGGGATATCCGACGCCTCGTACTGGCCGCTATCCGGGTTCCAAATCTCCCAAAACCCATCCAGGCCGGGCCTCGGGGGATGCTGGTTTAGGTCTGTAATGCGCTCCTCCATCTGCTCAAATTCGGAGGGCAGGGGAGGTGGGAAAGCGTCTACGGCGTTAATGGAGTCATGAACCGTTGCGTAGAATATATTACTGTGCCGCACCTGCTCCCCGAGGGTGCCTCTGACTTGCATTAAATACTGGCCGTCATCAGCCAGCACGGAGGCCGTCAGCAAGGCGGAGTACACTTGCCCGACGCGCTGGAGCTGGATAATATTCTTCTGACCGCTCTTCTCCACATCCACCTTTAAGTCCCACTCGTCTGTGAGGTCGGTGGAGATTTCGAGGGCTACAACCTCATTGTCGCCCTCAAACCCGAGGCAAAATTTAGGCGGGGTACAGATATACCAATCCGTCATGATGAGCATTATGTTTCGCCCCCGTTCATCAACCGTTCTGTCACTTTGCCGTCCTCCAGCTTGTACCGGGGGATGCCGTCCTCGGTGTAGATGGGCCGCGGGAAGTAGTGACCTTGAGCGTGGTGGTATTTGTCTCCGTAACCTCGGTCAATCTCCGTGCCCCAATCCCCGCTCACAAAGGCGGAGGAATTGACGGCGGTGATGCGGTTATGTCTATCGGTTTGGACATAAACAATATAGTTTAGGTCAGGTGTCATTTCGGCCATAATGTACTCCCTTATAGTTCCGCGGAATTATAATATAGGGTTTGTGCGTTGATTTGGAGTTGACCTTGCGTCGGGTCAATGCGCATTGTCGGGCGGCAATCCACTGCTTTAGCTGGTCGTTTATCGGCCGCACTGTAAAGTTGAAAATACCTCTGGCATTTCGCTAGCTCCTCGGCATAATCCGGCGTCTCGAAGAGCTGCCAGTTGCCTTCCTCGTTTTGGTAGGCTAGAGTTTGGCCGGAGCCAAGTTCTAGCTTGCCTGCAATCAAATTCTTTTCAGTATCCGTTAAGATTGAAAATTGAACGTTTCCACCGGCCAAACCAAGCACTGCAATAGTAATGCCGTTTCCCTGATAAGCATTGATACCTATATTTTCGCTAGTCGCCACAGGGATTGTAACAGTACCGCTAAACAATCCATCCGTTGCTAATATCGAGGCGGTGACAACTTCACCCTGATCAACATTTTGCGTGATCTGGAATAGATCACCTACATTGTTGAGTGTCAGATAATCATGGGCAAGCGTAATTACAGATCCAGGTTTGCCGCATTTCCAGCAATCAAAAATAGACCCATATGACGTACTATAGCTCGTCTTCCCCCTCTGGTTAACGGGAAACGACCCGCCGCCCTGCTGGGAGCCTCCGCCCACGAAGTACCAGTTATCCAGCAGGTTCCGGCGGGTGCTGGAGCCCAACAAGGCATCGATCTCCTCACCGCTGTATTTGCTGGTGTAGTATTCGGTTGGTTCTTCTGCCGCTTCTCTGGCTGATAATTTCCGCTCAAGTGCCGCTACACGCTCCTCCAGAGTCAGTTCCATTTTCTCACCTCACACAATTAGCCGACGGCCAAGCTTGTCCAGAACAACGAGGCCATTTCTGTCTTTCACGGGGCCAGATACCTTTTTTTTAGGTGCGCCATAGTAAACAATTACACATCCATCCGCTCCGTCTCCGCCAGATCCTCCTTTACCACCATGTCCACCAGAAGAACCATCCGCGGTTGTGTATTTGGTGTATGTTTCCCAAAGCTGAATACGAGACCCACCGCCGCCGCCGCCACCGCCGCCGCCATTTCCTCCGTCTCCTCCGCATCCGTATAGCGTAGCTATAGACTTTGAATCGCCTGATGCTCCGTTTCCTCCAGATCCGTAAGAAGATGGATTTTGGTCGTTTATCCCTCCTTGCCCTCCAGGAGAATTATAAGAAGAGCCACCGCCACCACCGCCGCCGTATCCTTTTTGCCATGCAATTCCATAGTTTGGACTTTTGTTTGTCTTATAACGATATCCAGGAACGTCTTTAGGGTTTTCTGTGTAATTATTCCCAACAAGTTCTTCTATACGATACTGTGAACTTCCAGACCCAACAAGTGTACAAAAATAATTAGGGCTTGTACCTGTTGCCTTTATGGTAGCAGATTTAAAGTCGCTTAGCCTCCACTCTCCAGTTTTTGTGTCAAAAGACGACTTTGTATATCCAGAAATTGTTTCTCCGATTGTAAATCTTGCGGATGAAGATCCTCCATCAACTTCACGCCAACTGTGCGGTGTAGAGCCTCCACTATAACTTCCGGCTTTGCCCCCAGCGCCACCAGGTATATCTCCTGAATTTTCTCCACTGTCACCTTTCAATAGTTCATAGGCAGTTGATTCCCCTCCGTTTCCTCCATTGGCTCCATCGGCTCCGATGTCTCCTGTTTTTGCATAAGTTTCTTTTGTTATGATGTCTGTGTATCCGGCACCTGTCGAATCTCCATCACCACTTGAATAAACCATCCCACCTATCGAAATAGTTGTTTCTGTCCCGATAGATCCTTCTGCCCCATTAGCTATCCCTCCAGTTCCTCCAGCCCCACACTGGAATTGAAGGGTCCTATCATCTCCGATTTCAAGATCTACTGTAAGAAATTTGCCCCCTCCTCCTCCGTGCCCCCCATTTCCACCAGATCCACCTTTCCCAAAAACTCCAATGCCAGTTCCGCCATTCGAAGCACTAGCAGATGCACCATCATCACCAGGTTCTCCGTCCATTCCGGCTTGACCTCCGTTACCAGCTCCGATTACGACAACACGCACATTTACTGCCTGATCAGGTATTTGCCATGTACCGCTACCGGACAAAACAATTCGATTTTCTAATATCTCAACGTCCTCCGTCTGCGGTGGCTTATATCCAACAAGCATTTTTGAAGTTGACTTTAATGTATTTGAAATGTTAATATCTTCTATTTCAATGCAGGCCGTAACTGGTTCTTTGTTATATGGGTCCCACGTCAACACACGGTTTCCTGTTGATTCCCCTTTATAGACAACTGGTGCTTGGATAGATTGAGCATGCTTATAGTAATTTTTCATTCGGTCTGCGACAGCCGCAGAGTTTATGAGCGATACCAACGTAGCATTTTCAACCTTCTTTACATTCGGCTCTTTGGCTGAAACAATATCACGTATGATTTGGCTTTTGTTGTGTGTATACTTTGTTCCAGTAAGCCTTCCGGAACCTGAAGATAGTTTTGCGTAGTTGGCTCCACTCTCTAAAATAGTAAAGCCAGATGCGGATAGATTAAAAACAGGCTCTTCAAATGTGATAATACTGCCTGCTTCTGTGGCCCCTTCAAAAAGTGTAGATGACTCACCAGATTTTATATATTGGTGTTCTGTAACAATTACTTGGGTTACTTTGGCCGCGTTAGTGACGCTCGGGCCATGATACATTCGGTCTAAACCAAGGTTCCCGCTAATTCCATCCCAAAGGGCCGCAATCCGAAGAACTCCATTTAGATCAGTTCGAATAGTTGCGCCAATTGCAAATAGAACCTGTGACAAGTTATCCCTTGCTGTAGCGATAGGCAACCAACCATACAATTTTATGTCTGCTAAATTTGTTTTGATCTCGTATGGTATTGTGCCGCATATGGAAGCAAGAAGTTCGGATGCAGTCTCTCCAGAGTAGATTCCTCCATAATGCTGATTTTCAGATAAAAGCCCAATTGCGCTTGTTGCAGATATCTTATATGTATTAGGGCCATTCCGGTCAATGGATTTCACATAAAACACACCGGTCTGAACGTCATCATAAAAATAAACAATTGGAGCGTTTCTTTCAAACTCTGTAATTGTTCTGTCCTCAGTCTCAATTACGACTGATAAGGTATTGGCTTCCAGAGAGGAAGATAGAAGAGATGTTGCAAGATGAAGATTTCCGCTTTTAATTTTGTTGCCCTCAAAAACTCTGTCGCCATACACAATTTTGTTTTTGTTTGCCATCGCCTATCCTCACTTTTTACGGCTTGACCTGTGCGTCTATCGGAACAAAGCTTACCTCTATTTCTCCCCAATAATTTACGCTACCTTCTACCTTCTCCATGTCTTGAGATGCGCTAGTATAATACGCCTCGTAGGAGATGGTTGTCTGTCCGTCCGCAGCCTCCAACATAACGCTATCATCGACTGAGTGTTGGTACAGATAGTCCCAAAAGGTATCCAGCCCTTCGTAATTGTCTCCTCTGCGAAACACTGTAATCTTATGTCCAAGATAGGTTCCAATAACATCACGTATCATTCGACCGGAAAGCACTCGGCCAGCATTATCTCCATCTAGTACATTGAAACTTCGATTATAAGTCGAAATTGCAACATCTGCGTCAAACTCAATGCCGTTCAATTTGATATAGCTCATTTAACCCTCCACCAAATTTACGCCGATACGCTGAACTTCGCTCTGAGTTGCTTGATAAGATACGCGACCAAGCACCTGCTTGTCGATTTCCAAGATAACTGTATTGGAGCCGCCGCCACCATATCGCTGCATCCCACGGGCAACAGCGGCTTCAATCTCAGATGTTGGAGCCTCTATATTTGTCCCGCTCTTTTGATCTCCCAGTACGGTGAGGAACTCTTTATTAGGCGGTATGACCGCGCCTTTTGCAAGGGCAGGAACGTCATCAATTGAAAGCCTTGGTACTGACATTCGGCCTAAGCCTGATCTGGCTGAATAAGAACTCCCCTTCGTACTGCCACTTCCAAGCTTAAGCGCTGTCCCCCCACCTAAAAGTGCAATCCCGGCCAGTATGAATAGAGGGTTTAATGTCATTGCACCAATAGCGACTAATGCAATTCCAGCAAGCAGCATTGCTGTAGATACCCATCCAGCCACCTCTTCAAGATGTAATGTTTCTACCCAACTACGAAACGTCCCACTTTCATTCCCAACGACAAATCCAGCAATAAGGAGTGCACATCCACCTAAAAACATAAGAACGTTCATAGTCATTAGCCCGATTGCAACAAGCCCGATTCCTACAAGCAAAATTGCAATCGTTACATACTCCATTACTTTTTCAAGGCCTAATGTTTCAACCCAATCCTGCAAATGATCATCATTTATTGCGGCAACAATTCCAAGGCCGAGCACCACTGCACCAGCAATTAGCAAAATAAGATTTCCAGTAGCAGCCGCAATAGCTACCATTACGATGCCTACCAAAAGGATGGCGACAGATACCCATTGAACAACGGTTGTAAGTTTCAGTTTTTCCCACCATGCCATCAGTGTCTGTTCTCCAATTACTTCTGCTGTCACCCCTGCTCCTAGAAGAACTGCTCCAGCGATAACCATAAAGATATTCCCCATTGCCGCTCCAATACAGATGAGGGCAAATCCAGCTATTTGCATTGCAGCTGTTACATAGTCAAACGCGGAATCAAGTCCCAGCGTCTTTGCCCAAGATTCAAAAACTCCACTCTCACTCCCTACAAAGACGCCAGTTGCAATCAAAGAAATACCAGATATAACCATAAGAATATTCCCTAGTCCTGCGCCAATACAAATAAGGGCAAATCCAGCTATCAATAGAGCGGCAGTTATAAACTGGGCTGCTCTAGAAAGTCCAAGCGCTTCCGCCCAATCTTGCATCATTCCGCTTTGATATGCATAAGCCACAGCAACTCCGATCAAAGCTAGTCCAGCCACAACAAGTAAAATATTTACAGTTGAAGCTCCAATAGCAACCATGGCGATGCCGCCGAGTATAATTGCCAATAACACAAACTCTTGCACACTATTTAAACCAAGTGCATCAACCCAAGACTGTAATTGTTCATTTTCTCCGGAGAAATCAATGCCAGCTCCAAGTAAAAGTAAACCAGAAAGAACCAGCACTAAACTCCCTATAGATGCTCCTATAGCTACAAGTGCAATACCACCTAGCATTAATGCAATTGGCACCCAAGCAGATACACTCGCCATCATTTCTTGGAGCCATCCGCTATTCATACCTTCTTGAAAGGCAGAAAAGTCTGGCCCAATATCTTGATTAGAAGATTCACTTTTATTTCTGCTCCCCGAAAGCTGGTTGATTTCATCAAAAGAAGCGAGCGATTTCCCGGCCTCCTCAGCCGCCTCACCCGTTTTTTCAAGTGCTTCTGTTTCCTCATACAGATTTTCAGCGGAGTCCGCAGCTTTCTCTGCTGTTGTACCAAAAAGCGCAGCAGTAATCCGGGCGGCCATTGAAATTATACGGGCCAACATATCGACAAAATTTGTAAATGCTGGTATAATGACCTCAATCATCGGTTGAGCGAGCGTCAGGAGAGCCCCTTTTAGGCGTGCAATAGACGCTCTAGCCTCGTCATTTGTTTTGATGACTTTCCCCATCCATTCACGGAACTTCGCAAGAGCTTGTGTAATGACCGTGAATACAAGCGCGCTTCTGATAACTTCACGCATACGAGAAGAAAACTTGCTTGCGCTCTTTTGCGCTCTATCTACTGATTTTGCCATTTTGGCGGCGGCAGGGCCGGACTTTGCCATGTTCTGCTGGAGCCCTCCGGCTTCCTCTTTTGCCAGGTTCAACTTTCTTTCTAAGCCAGAAATTTTGGAATCATAATCTGAAAGCGCTTTTTCAGCCTGCCTCCACTCTTTCTCAATTGCGTCAACCTTTTCTTGTTGCTTTTTCAATTTGGAATCGACCATAGGCCTGTCAGAATAGGCACGCATATAGTCATCAGCGGACGAACCAGGTTTCATGGCGGCATTGATAGCATTCTGTTCGTCCTGGAGCATGGATAACTGCTTCCTGGCCTCCTCCAACTCCGCATTTACAACGTTGAGGTTTTCTACTAAAGGAAACCTCCCCTGCTTTTTGGACGTAAGTTGATCTTCGAGCGATTGGATTTTCTTAGCAAGCTGATTCAGCTCTTTTTGTGCTTTCTTATTGTCAATATTGGTTTCAATGACGATGGAGCCGTCAGCGGCCACATTAAACACCACCTTGAGGGGAGAGATTTACATTGGAAGGGTACAAAGAAATCATTATTACAAGAGAAAAATCGCCGTGGGGATGTGCTGTCGACTTCACGGTACTTTTGGATGACAAAGTGGTTGGGATTTTAAGAAACGGCACAACCGTTTCTGCATACGCTCAAGATGGACCCCATACGCTTTCGTTCCAAAAGGGGCGTAAAATCGACTGCTCAATTTCAATCCTCGTATCGCCGGATGACACTGCAAAAGTTGTAAACACAGCAATATCTGGATCACACCTCGTAGTTGAGAGTGAATACGCAACAAATACACCAGAAACCGCTGTTTTCGATAGTGAGAACGCCCCAGAAAAAAGAAGCAGAAAAATTAAGGGAAATGTTGCCTTTGCAGCTGTGATTGTCGTTGCTATTATTGCCGCTGTATCTCTTACTTTTGGGGGCCGCTCTGATAGTCAGTCAAACGATGGCTATAGTCCAAGCCAATCAACTACTACACCCACGCAGCCATCCGATAATTTAGCGCAGAACATCCATCCGGAGGAAATTACCATCTCAGCCAACAGCTTGTGGGCGGCATATAAGGAGAATGCAGTGAATGCCGATGCGCTGTATAAGGATAAAATCTTGGTTGTGACTGGCACAATTCAAAACATCGGGCAGGATGTTTTAACAAAAGCACCTTGCATTTCGCTCGAAACAAATGACGGTTATGGCCTTTATCCTATACAGTGCTTCTTCCCGAAGGATGGAGACCAAACGGATTTGATTGCACAGCTAAAGGATGGAGACTACATCACTATCGCTGGTGAGTGCGATGGAATCCCTCTTGCTCAAGTTCAGTTGACAAAATGCACGATACGATAATCATAGCCGCCCCTCCTGGGGCGGTTTCATTTTGCGCCCGTCCAGAGGTTGACGAGGTCATTCTCCGCCTCGCTGTATGTCTGCTTGATGTCGATAATGTCACGGTTCTTTCGGTAGAACTCCCTGTCAGACTTGTCCAGCGGCTTGCCCTTTGCCTTCTTGTCGCGGATGCGGACGATCTGGGCAAAGAGGCAGTCCCCTATTTCCGCATAGGCCGCGAGGATAGTCCACCAGTGGATGCCGCCCGTGTTGGTTTCGATGTCGTAGTCCACAGCGCGGGCTTCATAGCCCAGCACACGGTTGATAGGGGCAATGATGCGGGGGAAGTCCATAGGCCAGTCCACAAGGTGGGGGCCTTTCTGCTCCCGTGGCTCCTCGCCGCCGTTGATGAATCGAAAAACCTCTTTCATGGCCGCGTCATAGTCGGTCAGCTCGTCAAAATCCACATAGAAGACTTGGAGCACGTCAAGGGCCCGGTCTTCCTCGCTGGAATCGGGGTCGTTCATGGCCTCGAAAATGTCGAGGATAACCCGATAATCATAGCGGATAGCAAACTCCTGCCCGTCTATATCCACGCTTTTTGGAAGTCCATAGCTCATGGCGTGCTCCTTTGGTTACTTCTTCTGATACTTCTGGTATTTCGCTGTGTACTTGCTGATGCGCGGGTTAGTAAGCTTCTGCTCTCTGGTGAAAGTGGTATCAATCTCATCCATGACCGCCATCATCAAGTTGCACCAGACAGGGAGGCCGTTGGCAATGGCATAGACATTCATGCCGCCGAAGACAGACTCGCTCACAGGGGCATCGAACACGCCGTCAATAATGCCGCGCATTTCAGCGTCCCGCTCTTTGGCAAACTCGAAGATTTCCTTCTTGTCCACCATCTTCTCGATCTGGGCCTTGTAGCTCTCCTGCTTCTTGTCCAGATCTTCAAAAGTGGAGTACAGCCGCTCAACGAAGTTGCTGTCAGTGGGGTTGAACGACACCTCGCACTTGCCATTCAAAGAATATGTAACAAGGCCGGAGTCAAAATTCAGTTCCTTCATAAGTTAAACCTCCACGGTTCCCGGTGTGAATTTCACAGTTCCATCACTAATCGATGCTGTACCAACAGTTCTGGTGCCGCCATATGTAACATCAATTGGCATCCCAATTGTGCCACCGCCTTCACCACCGAGCCCGGACGGCAAAATAGAGCATGAGGAGTATCTTTCAGCAAATACCGCTGTTCCGGCCGTCCCCGCATACAGATGGACAATAAGCATATCTTGATTCATCAAAGCGTTCACGTTCTGATCTTTGATAGCAAGGTTCCAGATTTTTTCCTGTGCTGCGTCATCTGCATCCAACTCACATGGGTCAAAGGTTTGTGTAATGGTTGGTTTCTTCCCGTTGGTATAGGTATTTCCAAAAATATCAACTTTGGTTTCTGTTTGCCAGTCGTATTCGGCTGAACTGTCCTCTACACGCTTACCGATTGGAGACCACGTAGGCGTAGAGCTCTCTCCAGTGTTTAGGTAAGCAATTAACATTTCACGGCCTACGGTCTGGCCCGGCGTAGTATTAAAAGTCAAATCAGACTCAGGCATTGTTTTTCTCCTTTCAAACGCCAACTTCATATGTCAGTTTCATCAAAATCTGGTAGTCTTCATAACCGTCCTCATAAGCGGCAAATTTAGAGGATTGTGTGGTGGGCTCAACTCGGAGCGCCCGAATCTCGTCTCCCAAATCAGGAAGATTTTTTCTTGCCCAGTCACCGAAGTGGTTCAGTAGCTCGTCAGCCTCCAGGCGCTTGTCGTTGCTGCGCCCAGGCTTAATACGATAAATTAGTTTGAATTGGTACTCCGCCTGATAGCCGCCCAGGATGAACCGCTTTGTGATATAGGTCCCCTGGATGGTAGACAATGCCATACCGGTCTCGTCTCCCTGGTCAGCGGACAGAAACTCATATTTAATGATGTCCACCGGCTTTTCCGGGAAGGTATTGGCCCACACCCGCATGGAGCGGGAGATTTTATCCACTTCTTCTGTCGCCGCCAGCATGCGGGGTTTCTCTTTTTTCTCAGAGTTCACGTTTCACCGCCTTATCCGCCGTCCGAATCCAGTTATCCAAATTCTCGGCCTTGCTGGCTTCGAACCAATGGGATTGTGCCTGCGCATGTGATGCTGTATTAAATACAAGGTTTTTGTCAGTCAAGACCTTTGTTGTGCCCTTTGATGCATAACTGCTACCTGTAGCCGGGTCTACCATTAGTTTTCCAAAATATAAGTAGCGTGCATATGGGCCTGGGTAAATCACTTCTGAACCATCTACCCGCGTCCGTTTGTCCAATGATCCGGTAAGCATCGGAACATATGGTGATGTGTCCTTCCGCACCTGGAGTGCCACAGTATGCTCCGCTTTGGTGCACTCCTCATCCAACTTGTCCCTGATTGCCTCCAGCCCTTCGGCGCGGAAACTGAATTTCAGCATTAAACCCCACCAACTTCCCAGTGAGCCATTTCACCGCCGAAGTCCTTTTCATCGACTTTAGTAATATCGTACACACCGTCGTAGTCGGCCTCTATGGTCTGTACCGTCCATTCCGGGTGTATAGCCTCACCCTTGATGAAAAAACTATCACGGGCCACAGAGAGCGTCCATAGGTCGCTTTTATCATCTGCTTTCCAGAACTCGACTGGCCCGACATACCTTCTTTGGATGCCTGTCACACCGTCCAACGCCTCAACCGAAAATGGAATGTACAGGTTGACTGCATCCGCGCTTTCCAGCCCGCTCTTGGTTACATTGGAACCCTTAGAGGCATCCAGAAGGACTCCCCGTAGGACAGTGATGTGGTTCACTGTGGTCTCCTCAAAGGTGGAATGGTCCGTCTCAACGTAGGTGTTATAGACCGTCACAACATGGGGGAACATGTCCATAGCCGCACCCCCTTCCACGGTATAGAAGGCCCGTACCGACCAAATACTGCGCTGCAACAGATGCAAGATGTGTTTGTGCCGACTGCGCCGCTGTCGCGGCCTGCTGGGCACTTTCACCGCCGCTTCGGTAGGTCTTGGACCAGCTACCCACACTCTGGCTTTGCAACTCTCCAGTCTCTCCAGCATTTGCGGAGTTTTTAAGGGCATTCAGGGCCGCTTGCTGGGCAAGGTCGATGCTCTGGTACTGTTCTGCCACGGCGCAGCAAGCCATCTTTACTGCGTCCAGCTCTTTGTTTTGAGCCGCACGGCCCTGCGTGTAGTAGTCCAGAAAGGAACTTGCACGCAGGGACAGACGAGGGAAGTCAGCCATTTGGATAGCCGTGCCTAGATACGCAGCAGTGTAATACTCATAATCTGCGTAAGCCATCAGGCCGCCCCCTTACTTCTTCGCACGGGCTTTCGTCTTAGCCTGCGGCTCAAACGTCGCCCCAGTGAAACTAAATTTCACTACGCTGGAATCATCAACAAGCACCTCGAAGGTATCATCCTTGGTCACCCGGAAGACAATGTCCGCGTCAAACAGGATGTCTTCCTTTGTAGGAGAGCCATTTTTCTTGAAGGTCATCTTTGTCCCGGTCTTTGTCAGGTGAACTGGGAAATAATACCCGCTCTGCTCGTCCGGGGCGTCGCTGAACTCGGTGTAGTTGGTCACATAATGAAATGTGCCCGTTACAGCGCCACTCTCATAAACCTTCAGGTCATCACCCACAAGCTCGGAAACCTGTTTCCCCAATAGGGCCTGACCGCTGGGGAATAGCGTTAAAGTGTCAGACCCTATTAACCCCCCGCCGGTGCGTAAACAGCAAAAGGGAAGGCGTTCTCATTGCCGACGTTGAAGGCGTTGATGGGGTTGGGAATCTCCCAGCCCAGCCGCATGACGGCGCGGAGGGCCACCATGTCGTTCTGCATCAGGTTATAAAGGATATTGCCAGTGGTGGGATCTTGCACCACGCCGCTATCGAAAATCTTAAAGGTCATGTCCTGTCGGATGGCATAGACCAACTGGCTCCAGTCACCCACGATAGCCAAAGATTCCTCCGGGTCGTAAGCGCCGTTCACGGGGAAGTACATGCTCATGCCGTCCAGCGCGTAGCGGGTATCTCCCTGCATATCGGTCTTGAAAATGGGCTGGCCGTTCTTGTCCACAAGGCCGCGCAGCTTGGCGCGCATCTGAATGGCAGCCATCACGCCGTTGGGGATATAACCGCTCTCCTCCACCTTGGCAATCACGCCACCCTCACCCATGATGTCCTTGAAAATATCGCTGGTAGCGGTCACAACAGCGCTCGCGGTAGTGGCCGAAGGGACAAGGCCATCACGCCAAGAAGTCGGCTTGTCCGTGCCGTACAGAATAGCGGCGTCGATGACCTTTCCGAATGCCTCCTGAAGACGGGGCCGCACCTCGCCCCAGATATCGTAATCGCTATCATCCAACACCGCTTCAGGAATGGGGACGATGACGGCGATTTCCTCGGCGTAGATTTTCTTCTTGTCCCACGCCATGTTGGTGGTCTTTTTGAGGGATGCCTTAGAGTCGGCTGCTCCGGTAGTAGCTTCACCGTTTACAAAATAGGCGGTAGGCAGTGCATCCAGCACATTGAGGGTCTGCGTCTTACTGGTCATGTTGGGCAGTCGGCGGGCCATCCGCAGCACAGCGGACTCTGTTACGGCCCCCTGGATAATTTCACGGGTTACGGGCTCGGGAATAAGCCCGGAAAGTTTACTTCTGTCGATAATGTCAACAGCCATTTATGTTCTCCTTTCATTTCAGTGCGCCCCGGATCAGGGCGTTCATTACATCGTTTTCTCCTGTTTTTTGCGTCCCTCCGCCCACTGGAGCAGTCCAGTCAAAGGAAGTCTTCTTGCGGTCGGCGGTGAGCGCGTCCACGGCCTGCTCAAAGGTGGTCTTGTCGTCCACCATCTTCCCTGCCTTGAAGGCGATGAACTCCGCCTCTTCTCCGGTCAGGCCCTTAGAAAGTACATATTTTTCTTGCTTTAATTTTCCAAGTTCAGTTTTGCTCTTGTTCAACTCCTCTTCAAGGGCAGAAAAGTCCTCGGAAGATTTCATACCGGAGCTTTTCTTGATTTCAGCGTCCAATTTTGCCTGAACAGTCGAAAGTGCCTTTGTGACTCTCCTGTCAAACTCCGACTTATATGTCGGGTCTTCCAGTATTTCGTCAAAAGTCATAATATCGTCTGCCATATTTACACTCCTTTATTTCCACTGCGTCATTCCCCACAGCGTTTTGCAAAAAAGAGCCATCTACCCAACAAGTGAGTAAATGGCTCTAATTACCCTTCTTTTGCGCCAATCCGCAAAAGGTACACATTATTTAGTTAAAGTCTTTTTTTGCTACTTACCCTGTGATTTAGCGCGTCATCATATTGTTGTTCCGTCCATCCATACAGTTCCATGAACGCCTGTTTCCCAATCTCCATCGCCTTGTTGTAGTCTTTGATGCTAAAGCTTTTTGTGCTGACAAGTTTAATGGATTTTGGGTCAAGAACTGGCTCGCCATCGCTCCCAATCGATACAACATCTCCAGTTACCGCATACATATGCTTGAACGAATATTTAGGCGATTCCCAAACCGAAACGCCGTCCTCGGCTTCTCCTGTATCGTGGTTTTTTGATGCTCGCATTGTCCCGCTTTTCAGATATTCTATTTCAGCATCGTTATCCGTTCCACGGTAAAACAAACCCTCACGCTTTAATCCGGCTAATCTTAATGTCTCGGCCTCGACAATTCCGTGTAGTTTTGTATTCATATAATTGTTGTAGGAATAATCGTTCAGAACAATGCGCCCGTCTGAAAAAATTGTATTTACATTTTCATCGGATACATACTTCCCATCAACAAACCCAGAAGTATTGGGGGCCTTAAAAACAACTACTCCATCTGTATCGTTTTCAGGGATTTCTATTTTTTTACCAGCTCTATCGCCAGTCAATGTATACTCATTTGTTGAAGATGCTTGATAGGTGCCGCCTTCATCTTTACCGTAAATCCTTTGCGTTTCTCCATCCTTTAATCGAGTTGCTGTTTTTGCAGGATCGGCACTCTTCTTCTCACTTCTCTTTGGCTTTCTGTCATCACCAAACTTGCCGCTTTCCTTCATTGCGTCAGTTAAACTTTGACCTTTCTTGATAAAAACGCGCCGCCCACTGATTGTCCGCCACACTCCATCTTCTGACGCCATAGATTTCACCTCATTTTAATTATACTAAACAGCACCTCATTACACAAGGGTTTCATCTGTTTCTTTGTACTTTATCCGCCTCTTCACTTCCAGAACCATAATGCGGCCTTTGTTCAGCTGTATCTGTGCATCGTTCCCTCGCTTAAGAATCTCGTTGATAGCGTCCATAACCGCCTTTGTGTCATTCATAAAGTATCCTCATCCTTTCCCGCTGCAACGGCAGCTGTGCCGCCTCGCTGAACGCCTTGTATTCTGCATTTAACCGACGTATGCGGGCTGTTACCGCTTGGTAGTCCTCCGTTAGTCCAGCGGATTTGTATGCTGTCTGTTCCCGCTTCAACTTTCGGGCAGTTCGCTCGACCTGCCGCTGTTTCTGTGTGGCCTCATAAGCTGTGTAGTGCTTTCCCTCAAAATCCACGTCGTGCCCATCGTCTATGTGAGCGAGTTCTTCGTCGGTATATGTGCGCTCCATCACACCATCCACAAAAGCCATCCTGATATGGCGGCAGTTTGCACCCTCCAAGCCGTCCACATAGCCAAGCCCGCACACCTCATAAATGCTCGGATACTTGTCTCCGGTCCTTACGGAGTACACCCGGCCCTGCCATGCCTTGTGGTTTTGCCAGCCAACACCCTTGTCCCGAGCCCCGATGTGGGCGGACACTTCAAAATAAGGTGTTTCCAGATACTCTGCGCTCTGCTCCGTGTACTTGGCACAGATCTGGGATACGCCTGTCATCACCGCCCTGCGGGCTGCCACGTCGATTTGGTCTCGGTGTCCGCTCTCATAATCCACGACCTTGATACCACTGTCCGCAAGCTGTTTGACGGCGCTTTTGATGGCCTGATTGTAAGAGATGGCCCTGCTCGTGATCTGCATTTCAGCGTTATCCAGCGCCCATTGATAGGCCCTGGCCGTGGGAAGCATCGTCCGCCCGTTGTCCACCAGAAAGCCCATAGAGCCGGTCATGTTATGGAATGTCTGTTTGGTCTGCTCGTAGATAGCCCATGTGTCCTCGATGCTAACCAGTGTTTCCGGTGCAGTTACACCCGCAATGTCCATAACCTCCTGGTAGTACCGCTGGTTCCGCTCCGCCACGTCGTCCAAGAGCTTTTGCAAGTCCCGCTGGCTGATGTTTGCGGTGCTCTGGATGGCCTTTTCTATGTCCTTTAGGTCAATGCCATGGGAGCGGAGTGCCCGTATATCCTGCACCGTGACCTCGTTCAGCTCGCCGGATAATTTCAGGCGAGAACATATTTCCTCCAGGAGCGTCGCTTCCAGACTGCGGTATAGCTCGGCCAATTCTTCTGGAAGAGAGTCCAGAACTTCGGGATAGAATGGGTATTTCATTCAATCTCGTTCTCCCCTTCCGTTGTCATGTCCTCCATCTTTGGCAGCATTTTCTTAGCCGTAGCCTCGTCCTCGTTGTACCACTTCATGCGGTACTCCCACGGGTTCATAATGCCCGCCGCAAGGTCCTGACGGTCATTATTCCGCTCGGTGGTCTTATCCTCGATGATAGAGTCATCAAAGTCAATGGTAACTTTAGCATCTTCATTCAGCCCGGCGCCCATGGCTGCATTCCCAAGCCGAAGAATAATATGGCACAACTCTGTAATGGCCTGTTCCAAAATGATTTCATGCTTTTTGATGGTCCTAAACATGGTGGAGTTTTCGCTGATGACCTGGGTGGCTGTGGTAATGCTCCCCTGGTCGAAGCGGTAATGGTTTTCTCCAAAGCCACACTTGCTGGACAGTAGATTCAGTTGGTCTTGGATACCCGTGTTGTGCTCCTGGGTACGTAGTGTCATGTCGATGGGCGTGATGACCGCACCGTCACTTACATCCTCCGGGAGTACATAGTAAGCCAAGTCGTCCGGGTCAAAAAATGGCTCTCCGTCAAGGTCTTTGGTTGCAGACGGCTTGACCATGATGCGCTTTTTTCCAAGGACGAACTCATTGACGTAGCTATCATAGGCCACATCTACGCCTTTGAGAACATCGATGGCGTTTGCATAGACAGAAACCCCCAGCGGAGAATCGTCAAAATTGTTGGCAATATTAGGCCTGTCAATAACAAACTGCCTCTGATCTGATCCGGTATGTACCACAGGAGGGACTGCCTCAAACCCTGGAATGTCGGCCAAAGACAGTTCTGCATCCACATTGTTATTGCGGTAATGATAGATGCGATTCTCGATGTCGTATAAGCCGTCTACCTTGTGATGAATCTGGAGATAACAATAATCCTCACCGTTGACGGTCACGATGCTATCAAATGCGCAATCGGTAATAATACCGTTCTGCCATGCCAGCGGCCAGATATGCTCCACGGTCACATAATCCATTACAATGCCGCTTGCGCTTCCAGGAATGGGACCAAACTCCGTCGCTTCCATGCCTACTACTCGCGGTATAAAGGCCACTGTCCCGAGTGCAAACGCTTTTTCCTGCATCTCATTTACCTGGACCAGAAAGTTGTTTTCGGCGAACACGCGGTCAATAAATTCCTGCTCCCGCTGCCCCTCCAGAGTGATTTCCACCTTTTCATTCATCAGGAGGTTTGCCCAATCCTCTGGGATCTTCTTGCCCATGTTGAGAGTATACCGCTTGCATCGAACCATGCTCGTTCCGTTTCGAACCTTGTACCGATGGAAGCCCTTCACATCTCCAATATACCAGCTTTTCCATTCCTGCACTTTTCGGTAAAAGTATTCGCTGATGGTGGCAAAGCCCAGCTCTTTCAGCTTATCATTTATGTTCAAGCAGTTACCCCCATTCTTCTGAATACACGCTCAAGTGCATACCTTGTAGCGTCAATAAGGTGGTTATTCTCGTCAGGATACCCGCTGATGATCTCCCCATCCTTATTTCGCTCATACTCATAATTCACAAACTCGCTATAAGCGTTTGGAGTCCTTCTGCGGTCAATGACAATCTTCCGCTTCTGGAGCCACTTCATACCATACTCCACGCTTCCAGGCCCCTTAATTGCCTCTTTGGCCGGAAGGCCCATCGCCCGATAGTCTGCTGATGATTTAGGCTCTGCGCTGTCACAGGTAATGTAAGCATCCTTGTATCCTTTGGAAAGAATCAACTTTGCGCTCGCCTCGTTGGTCAGCTTATTTTGGTATATCTCGTCCATTAGGTATATTGTCTCCCTGGCTCGGTCATAGTGGAGGCGGATAAAGGCAAATGGATCAGGGAACCAGCCCCAGTCCACACCTTGATAGATACGGTCAAAGGAAGCGAACTCTTCGTCCGTGATTCCCCTCAACTCCAGATTCTCAAATACGTTGCCGCCGGTGCCGACCGCTTCGCCCAAGTATTCATGGCGGTATGCCCGCTCATCCGTGGATTTCAGATGTTCGGCCTCTGCCAGAAACTGCGCCCCAAGCCATTCAGGCGGGGCCTCCAAGTATGTGCTCTTATGGCACAGCCTGTCCGCTCTTTCTTCCAAGCTGTCTTTGTTGGCCCAGTTGTCCCGGCTGATGGGTGGATTGTAGCTCTCAAAGTTCCAGAACTTCGACCCGCCGCGCATGGTAGATTGTAAAATGGTTCTAATCTCCGCCCGACCGGAAAACTGATCTTTTTCTTCAAAGTGTGTTACAGCGATATATCCGAACGGAACCTTGATGGACTTTATTTTCATGGGGTCATCAGCGCCCCGGAACATGATTTTCTGCCCAGTCGGCTTATAAATCAGCTCCATAGGCTGAACCTTAGCGTCCCAGTATGCCGCCATACCCAATTCTCCGATTGCCCATAGATATTGTGCATATACGCTGTCCCGGATGGTGTTCGCCACTTTGCGAAGTACCAAGGCGTGGGTGTTTGAATTGGTCAGCAAGATAAGCGGCACCAGCAGGGAGACGCAGGAAGATTTAAGCGAGCCTCGGCCACCAGACAAATCATAGTGTGTGTGTCCGTGTTGGAATACGTCACGAGCCAGTAGGTGGAATGCAGGTCCAAGGACGGACGATAAACGAATCTCAGACATCTATGACCACCTTAACCTCCGTATCTCCATCGCCGTTCGCCTTTCCATCGAACGCTCCCACATGCTTTCCCAGTAATTCAAGCGCTTTTATCTTGCTGGAATACTTCAGATCGCTGTCATTCGCATCCGAGGCCGGTTTATCTGTGATTTCCTTCAGCTTGGCAAGCACATAGTCCTGTGTAATCTCTGTCCGTTCACTTCTGGCTCTCTTTGCTTCCTGAATTGCGGAAGAAACGTTATTTTTCGTAATTAGCTGCCGCCCAATTTCAGGGTTTTTATACCCTGCCCGAAGAGCAGCCTGTGCGGCATTCAAATCCACAAGGTACTCCTGCACAAATCTTTCCTGCTTTGGCGTTAATGCCACACTCACCACCTCTCGCCTAAGTAGAGTCTACAAATGCCCCCCACCGCCACCGATAGAGCGCGCCCTCTCTCTTTCTTTTCGGGGGAGATTAAGGGGGGATTATAGGGGGGTAAGAGATAGGGGGATCGGGGGGAAGGGAGAGGGGGGATAAAGGGGGCCATCAAGAGGGGGACCTTTTCTTTCTCTCTCCCTTGCTTTCGTTTTGCTTTTGAAATGCTTTTAAATGCTTTTAAATGCTTTTCGCCGCCTACTGTCGAGCACTGGCTCGGATCCGGCCAGCCGTCACAGCCTGTTAAGCGATACACCCGTGTGGGTTGATAGCCTCCCCCGTCTCCTGCAACTGCGGGGCGGCAAATATTTTACGCTAATATTAGCATTTTCATGTTGACAATACGCTAATATTAGCGTATAATAGAATCATCAAGAGGGGGACAGCCCCAGGAGGTAACTAACATGAAAAAGTACAATCTCTCTGAAATCATGAAAGCCGCTTGGAACCTGCGCAAGATGTCCCTCAAGTGGGTCACCTCTCTCAGCTTCGGTGAGTGCCTGCGCCGCGCCTGGAAGGCCGCGAAGGACGCCGCCCGTGTGTTCTCCGGCCTCGTGTGCAATGTCCAGGTCGGCGGAACCCTGGCGCACCCCGTCCTGGTGGATATCGACATGGACGCCCTGACCGTCACTGGCAATACCTACCCCGTGCGTAGCATGATGCGCGAGTTCGGTCTGGTTTGGGATCGTGACAACAAGGCTTGGACTGGCAGCCGCGAAACTCTCAATCCCATCTGCGTCAAGTACGCTTAATTACGATTGGTAAGGAGACAACTATGGAAAAGTATTACATCATTGCAGACTTAAAGCGTAACCCAGCCGCCGGGGAGGATGTTCCCCCCGTCCCTGGTGCCCAGGTATATGAGGGGAGAATGAAAGCCATCATCGAGGCTGAGAACTGGGAAACAGCCATGAAGCAAGGCCAGGAGCTGATCATGGGCTGCCTGAAAAAGCACATCGTCCCGTACCAGTGGGTCTGGATGCCCGTCAAGGACGCCGAGAAGATGGGGGACACCGCCATATATGAGAGGTACCCCACCGCAACCAGGCTGACCTATGAGCGAGTCAAAGCCGGTCTGACGCAGAAGCAGTTGGCCGAGCGCTCTGGTGTCAATATCCGTCAAATCCAGCGTGTCGAGCTTGGAGAGTCCGAGGCCGGAAACCTCACCGCCAAGAATCTGCTAGCAATCGCTGACGCGCTTGGCGTGGAGTTGAGGAGACTTCTCTGATGGCTGTTGTTGTAAAGCCCCGTACCTGCCGCCAGTGCGGCGCTGTCTTTGATGGCGGCCCCCGCGCATGGTATTGCCCGGCCTGCCGCCTGGTGCGGAGTAGAGAAGCAGACGCGAGGCGGAGAAAAAAGGGGCGAAAGGCTGACCGCCCTCTCGGTAGTATCGATAAATGCACCGTCTGCGGGAAAGAGTATGTGGTAAACTCTGGCCGGCAAAAGTATTGTCCCGACTGCGCCTATGAGGCCGTCCGCAAGGTGGATCGTCCAGCCTCACGGGCTTGGAACCAGGCCAACAAGGAAACTTACTATCCAGCCAGGAATGAAAAGCGCCGAAAAGAACGCGCGGAGAATCCAGAGCTGGTTCGGGCAAAAGAACGAGCTGCCTATGCCAAACGAAAATCTAAAACATAACCATCCTTCCGCCCCTTCGGGGGCGGCTTTATTTTTGAGCGGGTGAGGATTTGCACCTCACATGAGTGGATTGCTGTCTAACGCCCGTCGCGCATTACTGCGGCCTGCAAACCCGAGGGACGATACCCATACCGCGAGCAGGATAATAGGTGCCACTCTACCCGTCACCATAGCGTCTACCTTATTCCGCCACCGCTCAATGTTTTCAGACCGACCAACATCTTTTCACCAGCCACCGCCAGCCCTTCACCCTGAATGGGGTGGTTTTCAGCCGTGCGGCATATTGCACACAGAGGGGGTGGCGGCAGATGCACCGACGCCACCCCATCCGTGTGAAGGAGGAAGGGGAATGAAAGAGAATGGGAGCGCAGGGGCACACGCTCCCACACTCCCATTTTCGCATAGTTATTGTTTTGTGCTCACTACATGTTGTAAAAACAGAATATTTTTAACAATATAATGAAAGGTTAGCCTTAATCAAAATACCCCAAGCTCACATTGTAATATTTTGCAATTATCAAAAGATTTGATATCGTTGGCTCATGCTCTCCCCTCTCGTATCCTCTCAACGTATTGGGCCCCAACCCCATCAACTGCGACACAATATCAACCCTTTTCCCGGGCTCCTTTTCTTCCCTTAACTTTATCAATTTCTCCGGGAACTTGTTCAAGGGTTATCCCTCCTTCGGCGGGTCTGGGAGAGGCATCCAGTGGGTGACACCGCCCGGCTCTCTTTCTCCGTGTGGTGTAATGACACGCCACTTCTTTCCCATGTCACTATGCCAGCCCATCATGGTCTGCCAGCGTTCATGCCAAAACGCCACCACAAGGACATCCGCTTGACTTTCCGGCAGCCTGTCCTTGACGCTAATCCACTCGCTCATGTTGCCCGCCCTCCCCGTCGTGGATGGAGCCGATGATTTCTTCCTCACCAGTCCATGCGTATCCTGGCATCAAGTCAGATAGATAGATTGCTGGCATTCCTCCGATAAAGGTTCCGCCGTGTTCCTGAACCCATACCACCTCATGGGTGCAACCACGGCTGCATTTTACAATGTCCCCAACAAACACTTTCCTCCCGTTCTTGTCGGTCAGGCCGGTGTACTGGCAGAGCGTGGAAGGGTCGACCTCAAGGCAATTTACAGTAGAAAAAAGAGACTCGCCCTTCTTGTAAAGCACAGCACTCTCAGATGGTAAAATCGATCGCCCTCCATCTGCAAACGAAATCAAGCTTCCTTTCACCCACTCGCCATTATCCAGCCGCTTGGCTTTGAAAAGGATTTCTCTGGTCATTGGGCACCTCCGATGATCTCGTCCAATGTGGCCCGCCTTATGCTCCTCAGCGTAGGAAACGTTTCATCAAGGTTATCAAGACTGCCCTTATAGTTGTCTTCGTCATCATACATGTAAAATGTCTGTCCCACTATATCAACGTATGCCAATGTTTTAACAACTGGATATAGCACTTTGATAGCCTTCGCCCTCTCCACCTCCTGCTCCGTCCAGCGGGGCTTGCGGGCGATGTTTTCTGGATGATTTATGAGATTGTTAAGACATTCCACAGTGGAGAATCCCCAGCAGTCATTTGATATTTCAAGCTGGAATGTCCCATATTTATTGATACGAAATCGCCCTAACGTGTTTCCTCTAATTTCAAACTTTTCTTCTGGTTCAACCCCAAGCACCTCGCAAATTCTCGGCTTGTCCATGTTGGCCTCCTCCTTGATTTTCAGGTACTTTTCGATGGCTTCGTCCAGGTTGTCCTCCTTTCGCTGGCCGTAGGAGCAGAAATCATCCGGCTTGACCGGGTACTCCATATCGTGCTTGCCCATCCGGTAGCACAGTCGCATGAGCTGGTTGTGCCGTTTTGTACGTAACTCTCGGTAAAACTTGCACTCCCGGCACCTGACCACAGGCACGGCGTCGATGGTGGGTAGGCTATCAAACATACGCTTCATGACGGCTCCAGTCACCCCATCACCACCAAAGCACTCTCGTGCATTATCCGCATCAACTAGTCTCATGCTCGGCCTCCCACTGTTTCTTCATGTCTTCGTATAACTCTTCCATCTTTCGATTCCATCCCTTGAGCTTCCACAGGACAAGCAGGCCAAGCGCTATCCACTCAACAGCAGCTATGATCGTCAGAATATCAGCCATCCTGCTCCCTCCGCAGTGCGTCCTCGGCGTCCTTTGGGGTATCCCCAAATACACACCCGTTGTCCATATCATGTAAAACATTGATGGCGCTTGCATAATGGGCTTTTGCCGGTTTGGGGAAGCGCGCACTGCACATATACACCCATCTCGGAGGCTTGAATGGCAGCACCACGCACAGCCCCTCATTGTCCGCCTGGACCAGTTCGCGGAGGCGTTCAGGTGTTATACCAAGGGCTTGTCCGGCCAGCTTTAAAACACCATCCTCATTAAATGCCCGCTTTAGGTCCTCCGGCTCCAGACCAGTGTCCTCGTAGGCGGCAAGGCGGTCACAGACATCTTTATTCATTTGTCCATATAGGTGGGGCTTGAAACACGCCCTGCCATCGGCTGATCTTCTGGTCAACCGTTCCATGTCAGTCCTCCTTTTGGCCGTCCCACTTCCATGCGGGGCAAAGTTTGTGCAGGTCCTCTACTGCCGCATCCCTTTCCCGCTTCACCTGCTCCAGCTCGACCCGCAGCTCCTTGTTTTCGGCTTGGAGCGTGGAGAGGGTGCTCCGTACTTTCTCCACCACGGTTCTCATGTTCTGCATTGTGTGGTCGTCCCAGCTGGTTATCCAGCGCAGGAACCGCTTCTCTCTCTCCGTCAACTCTACACCCCGTAAAATGTCCTCAAATTCCGCTGGGATTTTCATTATTTTTTCCCCTTTCCGGCGGCCCATCAAAGGCCGTCCAGTATTGGCCGTACAGTTCCAGGCTAAACGGTTTGATATGCTTGCAGTATAGGTACCCGTCCTTCACGCCCTGAGCAATCTCCAAACCGCCCCATTGGAGCTGGGCTATCCCTGCACCCTCAATGTAGATTGCGGTCTCCTGGGTGATGGATTCCAGCTCCTGGCGGGTGTATTGGCATCTCATGGCGATACCTCCGGCAGGCGGCGGTAGGCAAGCCATGTTTGGCCGTATAGTTCTCTATTCCCGTAATCGTATTGGTCAAACGCCGACACAAATAAAGCCTTAATATCGTCAACGGTATGCACTAACACCCAGCAACTTTCCCCATCTTCCAGCTCGACGATATATACAGGCTTTTCCATCATATTGCCCAGCTCATTCCATGTCAGCGGCTCGTTCTGCGGGGTGAGGGTGGGCATATGCTCAACGCAGTACATTACCCGTCCCATCAATGCCTTTTGTGCATCGGATTTTGCCAGTTTATTTGCAATATTTGCAATCTCCAGTTCGAGCAACTCTCCATCAATCGCCCTTGCCATCGTTCAGCGCCTCCTTAACCATGCGTGGGCTTCCCTTTGTGGGGATTTCTTGCGTTGGCAATAAAAGCATCCATAATAAGCGTGAGACGATTATGTTTGACTTCGCCATTTCCATCGATATAAAAGTTTTTCATGCTCCACCGCTGGAGTTCTCGGCCAAATGGATAGTCTACAACTACGTCTTGCCCAATTAGGGCTATAAATTCATTTTTTGTCATTGTTTAGCGCCTCCAGTCTCTTTCTCAGTTCCTCCCACGCCTCTGGGGTGAGAGGGCGACCACATTGAGAACAGTATTGGTGTCCCCACCGCTCCCATGCGATTGCTGTATCAGCTGCTTTGCAACGGTCACACCCCGGCCACAGCCGCTCCACCTGCTCCCGGCTGACGGGGCGGAGGGCGGAGAGGGCCATATCAATAGCATCCCAATAAGACAGCCCATCTTCCCGGTCATCCCAGTCCGGAGTCCACCGCTGTATAGTTTTCAGGCACTCAATCGCTTCTTCCCGCGTCATGGCTTGACCTCCAATCTCTGCAATTCCTCCGCGCTCAGAATCGGCGCGCGGGTGTTCCAGGCGAGCATAACCTCATACTCAGTGTCATATCGCCCTCCATAGTCAACATCCCATCCGAACATCATTTCACATTCGTTGCAAGAAACGCTATAAACATGGTTCCTTGATGGGCGCAATAATCTTGGGCCATATGCTACAACTTCCGCTTCTCCCCCGCAGAACGGGCACGGAACCAGCACCCCCGCCTCCGTCAGCCGCTTGGCTGCCTCTTTATTGCCAAGCAGGGCTAATTTGATATCATCCACCACAGATACCTCCCCATTGTTCGGCCATCGCCTTTGCCAATCCAGGAAACGTCTTGGCTCTGTTTTTCTGACGGTCTTTCCCGCCTCGCATAAACCACGTACCGGCCTCATGGCAGCCGCACTCCGGGTCTACGATGTCTGTCGGTTCCAATGGCGGCAGACCCTTCAGCCACAGACGGGTCTTTTTCTGTACTGGATGCCCGAACATCCAGGGCTGCACCTCCTGGCTGTGCGGCGGCATTTCATAAATTCTGCTTGATACTGGATTTTCAACACAGATTTTCGGGCAGTCCGCGTCCAGAAATTTCAGAAAAAACTCCTTTGCCTCCAAACCTTTCTGGTATCGCTCCTGATTGAGGATGCCGCCGCGAAACAGGTGCTTAGCACCAGCGTTTGACAAGTATGTACAGGGTGGAAACGCCAGAATCATATCCCACTGTATTTTCAGCAACTCCAGCGCGTCACATCTCAGATGCCACTCCGGATGCCCCCCGCTGCACGGCTCAATGTCGCAACTGTACGCCTCATGCCCCAGCGCCCGGAACGCTTTGCAGACTTCCTGCGACTCCTCACAGGCCACCAACACCCTCATAGCTTAGCCGCCTCGTGATCACCCAGCAGGGCGCGCGTCTTATCGTCCACCGTTTGGCACCTCCTTGGCTGCTTTCCAGCGCTCTTTTCTGCTGCACGTCCCGCCGGCCGCATCACAAATGCTCTTGGACGAGCATCGTTCACATGGCCCAGCCTTAAAAAAATCTTTCATGTACATCGCGGTGGTTGATATGCTGTATCCGGTGGCCTGGGATATCTCCTCCGGCCCATGCCCGTCCAGCGCCATGCGCTCCAGCAAATCGCGGGACGGTTTTGGCTTTTTCGCTCTGGTATGTAGGAGGCAGCCAACTCTTTTGGGGTTACAGTCCGGCAGCGGGCACTGTCCACAGATTGCCGCCTCCTCCGCGTCCCGCTCCGTAATATTGCGTTCCACGATCGGCTCCATCGCGTCCAGGCTGCGCCAGGGTGCCACCGCTCCGCTGATGCCGTAGGGGTCTCTGGTGATCACAGCTCCGTCACCTCCACCCGAATACATCCCCCGTCCCAAAGCCTATGTATGACCTGCCTGTACCAGCGGTGATCGTCGTCGGGCAGCAGGTATCCCTTGAGCGCGTCCACCACGGCTTTGGCGATTGCTGCGTGGTTGTCAATGTCCAGCCCGTCGTCCCATGCAAAGGTGATGGAGACCGGCCCACGTACCATCCCGCGCCTCACACGGGCCTGTTTCAGCGCGACCAGGGTCAGCGCATGGAGCTCGTCGGCGTCCTTCTTCCGCTGCGCCCAGTGCTTGCCGGAGTAGTAGGCGTTCAGCCCAAACCGGCGGCAGAAGGCCGACTTGCCCTTCTTCGTGGGCGGGTATGGTATGTTAAACGTGATTTTCTCCATCGTTCCGCTCCAACACTAGGGCAAACAGCGCATAGGCCACCTCGAAATGCCCCTTCGCCAATTCTACTCCGCCTCCGTCCAACGCAAAAATACCGATTTTCATATGACGCATGGCCTCTTCCGCCGCTATGCCTATCGCCTTATCCATGTCCATCTCTGGCTGCCTCCCAACTATATCTCTTTGTCGGGTTTCCTCCCGCGTCGTAGTATCTCCGTGATTTGGTGTCGAACATCAACGGGATTACCTCGCGGCTGCCGGTCTCTCTGGCCTTGATAATCCTGATCCTGGAGTCAACTTCGTCAGATTCTTTTGCCCGCTCAACAGAAAAAACATTGTCAGCGAGGTTGGTAATCTCCGCCGCCCCCGCAACGTCGTCTGCTGTCAGTCCCCGCTCCTCTCCAGCCTTCCTGGGATGGGCCACCAGATGCACATGTACATCGTGGCGTTTTGCGAAGGCGCTGAGTCTCTGCGTAAAAGCTTTCTGGGCCCCATAATGACCAAGCTCCACTTCTCCCTTCAGACTTGCGGTCATGATGTTGTCCACCAAGTACACCGAACACCCGTATCGGCGGTAGGCATACTCAAACAGGCGCAGTATGTTGTCCTCGTCATGGGCATTTGACTGTCGCAAATCGGTCAGGAGAAAGCTCCCTTCCAGCCATTGGTCAATCGCCCGAACAGCTTCTTTTGACGGCGCGTACTCCATCCGCCCCGTTCTGGGGTCTGGCTGCTCTACAAGATTCCTCGGCCCTGCGATCTGCGGCAGCACAAACCGTTTGAACTGCCTCGCCGGGAGCTCCCCGGAATAGGCACATACAGTTCGGTTCTGGTTGATTGATTCCACGAGCATCTGCCCGAGAAGCGTCGATTTCCCTTCGCCGCGCCTGCCTGTCCATACTGACAATTCGCCTCCCCGGAATCCGCCGGTGCAGTAGTCCAGCGGCACCAGCCCGGACATCATGCGGTTTTGCGAAATGGGCGCGTCCATCTCCACTTGCGACAGGTCAATCAGCCCCGGCCTCGGCACATCCAAAGCGCCAAACAAAAGGCTTTCTACCGCCTTTGGGCCAGCATTGTCCAGCAATTCGACCACTGATTCATTCCCGCGAAACGCCGCCTTATCCGCCACAAGGATAGTGACCGGCACCCACTTCTGGAGCTGGCCTACAATCTCTTCCCGGTCTGCATCGTTTGGTGTTGCGACGAACACATAGCAGAACTGGGTGATAAACTCCGTGCAGGCAGCTAAGTCCTCCCAAGCCGCGTATCTGTTCTTGCACACGGCGTTAATACCAACCGCCGCCGCGTCCTCCGGCGTAGCGCACCACCAAAGTCCTGTCGGCAGGGATGGGTCAATCATTTCTGCCCGGAATGTCAGCAGCAGTGAAATATCGCTCTGGCTGGTCATGGTTCCCCCCCTTCCTGCGCTTCTCCCACGTCCGCACAGCAGCTTTCCAGTCTTTCATTTTGGCCTTCCCCAGCATCCACCCTCTGGCCGCGTAGTAGTCCACAAACTCCTGCGGGTCTATGCCGTTTTTGCGTGCAAGGCAGTATTCTCTCACCTCGTCCACCGTGGGAGGAACAAACACTTTTCTTTTTGACTCCGTAGGAGTCTTTTCTTTTGTCTTAGTCTTAGTCTTATATATGGGTAAAGTTTCTTGTAAAGGATTCTGTAAAGGAAACTGTAAAGGTTTATGTAACGTTTCCTGTAAAGAATCAATACCAGAATTTGATTGTTCCGATAGGGAATAGCGGCTCGGGGCCCCTTTTTTCCCTTGCTGGTATCGGATAAATCCAGCCTTTACAAGCTCGTCCCTCGCTCTGTAAGCGGATGGCTTTGACAATCCATTTGTCATTACCTGCAACCGAATGGTGTCTACTGGAACCCACTCAGGCCACCCAGCCCGGTTAAATACGTTCAGCAGCCTGAAGTACAAGACCTGCGCCGGAAGCGTCAAGTGGTTGTTTTCGATCCAACGGTTGAACTCATTAAGGTAATCAATGTAAGTCAACCCATCACCGCCCTAGAACGGGAGCTCTCCGTCGTCGTCCACCTCCGAGAACTCCTGCCCATTCTGTTCTGGAAATTCAGACTCTGGTGCGTTCCCCTCCGACTTCCGGCTGTCGCCAAAGTACACACTATCAGCCACAACCTCCAGGCTCGACCGCTTGTTCCCGTCCTTGTCTGTCCAGATGTTGGTTTGCAATCTGCCGTCTACCACAGCCATGCGGCCCTTGGAGAAATATTTGCTTACAAACTCCGCCGTGGAGCGCCATGCGGTCACATTAACCCAATCGGTGGTTTTTTCGCCAGTGGCCTTGTCTTTAAAATCCCGGTCAACCGCGATGGAGAAACTGACCACCGAGACACCGGACTGCGTGTGACGCAGTTCGATGTCCTTTCCAATGCGGCCCTGGATCACAACCCTATTTAGCATTTTGGCCCTTCTTTCTTGTATATCAATTTTGATTCATCCCATCCTGGGTATAAAGTGCGGAGGTAGTCCTGCATCTGCTTATGAAGCGGACCATCCGCCCCCTCGTTGTCAAATGCCGCATGGCACCGCTGGCAGCCTGTCCAAATGTTCTCTGGAATCCCAAGACCGCCCTGACTCCGCCGTATGTAATGACAGTGTGGCCCCGCATTGATGGAGCCGCAGAGTACGCACCGCCCAAAATCCCTCTCCCATACGGCCTTTTTGGTTGCCGCGGATATGGCGGTGGCCTTAGTCTCTCGATGCACGCCCCCACTCCCTTTCCAACTGCGCGTCCAGGATGCGAATTTGCAGTTTGTAGCCCTGTATGGCCTCCCGTGCGGATTCGTACACTGTCTGCGCAATATCTCTTTCCAAGCGTAGTCGGGCGATCTCCGCGTCACCACGGCAAATATCAGAGATAATAGTTACAGGCGTGCCCTCCGCCCTGGCCTCCAGAACAGCTTTTCGGAGGGCTACCCTGTAATCGCGTTCCGCCTGCGCATATGCTCTGCCGCGGGCTCCGAGCTGCCCGATTGCCTTATCCAGGAGTGCGGACTTTGCGCCGATCTCGTTTATCAGCTCATAGCCCATACAAACGCCCGCTTTCCTGTCCGGTTGTTCAGGATAGATAAACCGGAAATCCTACGGTTGTCACCATAAGCAATTTTCTCAACCGAGAAGGTGTCGAAGGTACGAAACTTCCCATTGGATTCCAGGATGTTCATTTTCTCAGAGGGTACCCAAATAAACGGGGCGGTATAAAGCTCTCTGCCAATGCCCCATCGGAACCCAGCACGTTTGAATGCGTCGCTTGCCTCCCCCTTTTTCTCGTTGCCCTCGCCGTCCTCCCTGGACTCTATTCCACAATCCCACTTCCACGTCCAGGCGTCTCCCTCACGGATGGCAATCCCACAATACAGGTTCCCTTTGATTTCCCGGTAATCGTTCGTCCAGTTTTCAGAGCCAACCGTCTCATCCAGGATATCCATATCCGTCCTGGCCGTCTTATAAAGCAGGAGAACCGCCCCATTCTTTTTGACCTGCTTGACCTTCACTTCAATGTCGGAAGCCTCCAGCAGACGGAACTTGTCCATCACTTCACCCCCACACTGCGGCCTTGCTCAATCGAGGCATATGGAACGGGCACGCCCTCCTTAATGAGCTTGCCAATGCCAGTCTTGCTGACCTCTGGTTCCTTGTACTTGACGCACTCCGCATCATAGCCGTTCTGCTCCAGCCAGCGGATCAGGGCCTCCGGATTGGACACCTGAATGGACGAGGTTTTGCGGAAAGTGACGGAGCACCTGGCCGTCTGGAACTTCTCGCCGGCTAATGCAAGGGACAGATAGGATTTCAGCCGTTCCGCCTTGTTCTCCAGGGCCTTTCTGCGCTCATTGAGCGTGTCTGCCTCCTCCTTGATTGCCTTGGCGTCGGCCATCAAATCCTTGTACCAAAGGGCCATATTCTCAATCTTAGCGTCCCGATCCATCTGGAGCGCAGCAAACGCCTCATAGTCCATTAGTTCCCCTGTCTCCGGGTCTACCAGACCTTGAATCGCCTGGTCAATTTCATACAGTGTCATTTTGTTCCTCCTTACATTTCTGGCACATTTCTTCGTTTTGGTAAAGTTCTGCTCCGCAATTTGGGCAATTCCCTGCGGTTGGATCCTGTTGCATATCCCGGTATGGTGAAAACGGAAGCCACCACTCCATATCAGGCAATCGCCGGAAGCACCGCCCGCTGGCAGCCATCCTCGCCCATATAAAGAAATCCGGTTCGGCCATCTGACAGACGGATATGTACTGTCCCGTCCAGGGCGTTAATCTCGTCGATTGGATAGCCGATATTCTCCATTGCCCAGCGCAGCAGGGCGGAAATATTTGTGGTATTCAGCATTGACTTTCCCTCCTTCGTGCCCTAAAATAAGGGCAGATGTTCTTTCTCTTGCCGCCCTCCGGTCTCGCACACCGGGGAGCGGCGCTTTTTATTCGTAAATAACGGCCTCCGCCCGTGTAATAAAGTGATGAATGCCAGTAGAGCACTCGTTCCATCGGTTATCGTCGAAATCAGTCACCTCAACGGTTTCGCCTATGGCATAAACAAAGTTCGGATCATAATTGCTCTTTACCTGGCCGCCAGCAGGATTTCCGTTGATATCTGTGATACTCAATACCTTGGCCTTACTGGCGCGGCATTTTCGGCTAGTAGCGGAGGCCCGGCGTGCATCTGCGGGGATTTCCAACTCCACAACAAGGCCACTTGCCTTTTTATAGCCGATATAAGAGCCGGATTCCGGACATTGCAACGGATAGAACACCGTATAAATATTCCACATCATTTGATCTATAGATGCCCCGCACAGGTCGGCACGGCGCAGGTCGGCATTGCGCAGGTCGGCATTGCGCAGGTTGGCATCGCTCAGGTTGGCACCGAACAGGTCGGCATTGCACAGGTTGGCATCGCTCAGGTTGGCACCGCGCAGGTTGGCACCGAACAGGTCGGCACCGCGCAGGTCGGCACAGCGCAGGTCGGCATCGCGCAGGTCGGCATTGCTCAGGTTGGCACCGCGCAGGTTGGCACCGAACAGGTCGGCATCGCTCAGGTTGGCATCGCTCAGGTTGGCACCGAACAGGTCGGCACCGCGCAGGTTGGCACGGCTGCCGCCCTCTCCATTCAGCCAAAGGAGATGCTCGTCCAAAATCTTTTTTAAGTCCATTTTGCTCCCTCCTCAATGTGGGATTTCAATGACCGCCCACACGTCGTCGATGCTCTCCGCGCCCTCCAGTCCGGTGATCTGGATGGTGAGCGGTCCGGTGGGCGTGGGGGACGGGGTGGTGGTTACTGCCGGGGTTTCAATGGCTGGCTGCTCCGGCTCCTGGTTCCAGATGATTTCAACTAGTGCAACCAGCGCCAGCAGCAGAAAGAGATATGCAATGGTCACGATCAGTTGTTTCTTCATAGGCTGACCGCCACCAGAATAGCCAGCACCAGCGCCGCTCCGGCAACCACCGCCAGTTGTACCCGCTGGGCCACCGCCTGCGCCTGCTGTACCCGGCGGCGGTAGGCCCGGTAGCTGTACGCCTTTGCGCGCCTGTCGCGCTCGGTTTGTGCTCCCATAATTTTCACTCTCTTTCATTAGTTGAAAAGCTCTGTCTTGAAATCGCTCATTTCGCTTTGAATGGTGCTCGCCACCGCCGTCCGTATCATGTGTACGATGGTTTCGTAGTCAAAGCACGGTACGCCCTCCCGCTTGTACTTAACCAGCCCGCCGGGGCTGATCTTGTATGTAAGCGCCTTGTCCTTGACCGCAATCCCGAAGGTTGCCCGGCCCTCTCTGAGCGCCAGCCTTACCGTCTGTTCCGGCCAGTCTAAATACCGGGCCGCAACGTCCACTGGAACATTGTCATACGCTAGTATCTCAGCGTCCGTTGGGATCGGCGGCCGCGCTCTGGTTCTTGGCCTCATCGTTTTCGCCTCCCTTCTCCCCGTGGAGCCGCTCATGCTCATCCCAAGTCATCCCATAGTAAGCCCGGCATAGGTCGTCCATGACGCGGCGTGCATTGCTGAAGCGGTTCTCAATCTCCCGCTTCGTGCTACTCTCGTTGAGTTGCCCATCTTTGGTCATAAAAAATCCTCCAATCTTGCCAGAGGCCGGAGGATGTGATATACTGTCTCCGATACCTCGTGGCTGCTTCACGTGGTGTCATGCCCTGGTCGGTGGTGCAACACTGGCCGGGGCGCTTTTTGTTGTGCTCCCTTAAATTTATGAAACAAGGAAATGCATTGCTATCCAAAAAATCGTTATTGCGGAAAGCGCAGAAACCGTTCTCGCATTTATTTCCTCATCAAAGAGCCAGTAAATAAATATGTACCCAATTTCAAAACCAGCAAAAGCTAAAGCTATCCATTGGAACATCCCCGGCCCCCACTTTCGTAATCGAGGTATTTGTTTCCAAAGATATCTATCGTATAGTTCTTAGCAATTTCATCTTGATTCTGCTGGCTTTGTAGTGTAAGTACGAGGTCAGCAATTTCTTTAGAATCAGCCTCAATGATGATCTTCACCCCACTTACCTCCTTCCCCGCCCCGTCAGGGGCGGGCTTCTTTTTCTCCATTGGTGCTATCTTTCTTCTTGCGTTTCCGTGCGGGCCTGTCCCGCCGCCCCTCAGCATATCCAGCGATATAGAGGAGCGCTTCTTTGGGGAGAAGGGCCAGGTTGTCGGCAATACTCTGGGCATCGGCCAGGTTTTCCAAATTCACATGCATAGTTTCACCTCCTGACAAGCTTTCAACCTGGTACAATAATATATCAACCAAGTTTAAATGTCAAGCATTTATTTCAACCCAGTTGAATTTTTCTCTTGCATTTTGATTATCTCCATGATATACTTCGTTGTACAGAGTAGGAGGTGTAAATAGTGAAAACCATAGCTGAGCGAATTATGGAAGTGGTTGAAGAAAAGGGCGGAAACAAAAGTGATTTTGCCCGTAAAATTAACGTTACTCCAGCATACATTTCCAAATTAGGAAAAGATCCAAACTGCATTCCTAGCGATCGCACCATTGCCGACATCTGCCGTGAATTTAACATCTCCGAGCTCTGGCTGCGTACCGGAGAAGGAGAGCCCCATATCCAGAGGGACGAGGACGAGGAGTTCCTCGAAGTCACGGAGCAGATCCACATGTCTGATGATGATCTGATTAAGCGGATTATTAAGGCATATTGGTTTATGGAGGACGACGAAAAAGCCGCCATCAGAAAACTGATAGACGGCTTTACAAAAAAATAAGGCCCCGGTTTTCCGGAGCCTTTTTTATCACTTATTATGTAGTTTTTCGAGGACGAGGGCGCGCGTAAGGAGCGATTTCAAATAAGTTTCATTTTTGTTCCGCTCCGTGACAAGTTCAATCTCTTTTTTAAGCATATCAACAGTTTCTCCATTCGGCGTCATTTCGCGCCCTCCTCCCAGTTTGTGCCACTCCCAATCAGAACTATGTAATTTTTCTAATTTTGGCACATTTTGTAGCCTCTGTTTGCACTATACGCCCTGTTTACCTTATATTCTGTCAGGTTTTGTCGATGCTGGAAAATTTGTTTCTGTTGACTATTATTATAGAACATTAGTTCCATTTTTCAAGATGGGAATATCACCAAAAAAGAAGTGTAAATTTTCTGTGCGCGTTTGATCGCTTCCGATATAATGCACGGATTATCGGACTTTTGCATGAGCGTAAAAGAACCGCCAGAGTGCGGTAAAATAGAGAGGAGAATGGGATATGGAAAATGAAGCTATCAACGGGACTAACCCAGAAGTCGGCCAGACCACTCCACCCGAATCGCCCAAAAAGTTTTGTAAATATTGTGGCGAGCGCATCGACATTGACTGTGTTGTTTGCCCTAAGTGCGGAAAACAAATCGAGGCGCTCAGGCAAGACCCGTCTCAGGTAATTATCAATAACAATGGAAGCGATTACCCCTATAAAAGTAAAACCGTCGCTCTGCTCTTGTCTATTTTCGTTGGCGGTCTTGGGATACACCGTTTTTATGTCGGGAAACTCGGAACCGGAATTATCTGGTTGTTGACTGCTGGTTGTCTTGGAGTCGGCTGGATTATCGACATCATTATGATCGCCGTAGGCAGTTTCCGGGACAAGGCGGGCATGCCGTTGCAGTAAATAGAAAGGGTAGATATAGTATGCTGGATGAAAAAGATTTGCAGGCAATCGCACAGTTGATGGAGAAGCAGAAACAAGACATCATGTCTGAAACGAAGGGCTTGTTGGAACAGCAGAAACAGGACATCATGCACGATGTAAAGGTTTTATTGGACACGGAGGTCACAACCCGATTTAACCTTTTGGCCGAGGGACAGCAGGTCATTATGGACGCCATCACGCCAAAAAGTGAAATCGAGGAACTGCGAAACGAAGTATCCGTGCTTAAGCTGGCGATCCGCACCATGAATCAGGAAATCGCCGAACTGAAAAAAGCGCAATAAAAATACCGCCCCCGGTGCTGGAACACCAGGAGCGGCTCACATAGGGGTGATAAGGTTTGGCCGCCATTATCACCCCTTTATTTTACCAGAATAGGGGGAAAAGTCAATGAGAAGAGCGAATGGAACTGGAAGTATTGTAAATCTTGGGCCAAACCGCAGAAACCGATACGCCGTCAGGGTGTCGTATTTGGAGCGGCCCGGACTGTGGAAGCAAAAGTATCTATCCTACCACAGAACTGCCAAAGAAGCACAGGAGGCCCTTGACAAATATTTGGCATCTAATATCCCGGCAAAGTCACTCGCCGTTACCTGGGGAGACGTATACAATCAGTGGTCTGCCAAAAAGTATGCAAAGGCAGGAACTGCCTCTATCGCCAGCTATAAGGCTTCTTGGGCGCGCCTCTGTGTGCTAGAAAAAAAGGATATGTGCAAGGTTACGATTGACGACCTACAATCTATTATTGACCAAGACGAGGCAAACGGATTATCGAAATCTAGTATTAGCAATGACAAAATGCTTATGAAAGCACTTTTTAAGCACGCAACAGAGCGCGATATCGTGTATAAAGACTATTCCGCTTTTGTGGAACTTCCAGGAGTTGAAGCAAAGCACGAAAAGGGTGCTTTTGATGATATCACAATGCGTAAATTGGAGAACCTGGCGTCCTCTGGATTCCCTTGGGCTGATACCGTACTAATGCTATGTTATACTGGATTCCGGGTGTCCGAGTTTTTGGGGCTTACCAGATTCTCGTATCATTCGGAGGCGAATTATTTGCAAGGAGGTCTAAAAACCCAGGCCGGGAAAAATCGCATTGTCCCGGTGCATCCTAAAATCATGCCATATCTGACCAAGTGGCTGTCCAGGGGCGGTAAAACTATTATCTGTGATGATGACGGGAATGCAATCCCCGCATACAAATACCGCCCGCTATTCTCTAAAGTTATGGAAGAATTAGGACTTCCTTCCGCAACCCCTCATTGGTGCAGACATACCGCCGCGTCTCGGATGAGGATGGCCGGGGTGGACGAAGTCGCTATAAAGCGTATCTTAGGGCATTCCGATGGAGATGTTACCGAGCACTATACGCACGTAGATGTTTCGTTTTTGGCTAAAGAGATCCAGAAGGTTTCCTAAGTATTTGTAACTTTCTTTTTAAATATGTGCAAATAGAACAACGAACAAAAAGTTCAAAAAAGTTGTTTTTGTTGTGGATTTTTATTGTTGTTCTAGTATTTTTAGTTCTAAAATTAGATTGACTTTTAATCTGTTTGTAATTCCTCAGAAAAAGAAACCTAGTAATTGCAATGGTTGCAGGATTTTTTGTATCTAGTATGTAGCTAGTGCGTAACTTTCGGTGTAAATATGTGCAAATAGCAAACCGATGAAAAAGTTCAAAAATAGAGGGCGGAGGCTATTGCCCCCGCCCCTTGTTTAGCCCCTCACGATGTACTCGTAGTAGCGGGCCAGTTTGTCCTCTGGTGCGTCCTTATCACACAGGAACGATTTTGCCATGTCGGCGTAAAAATCAATCTTATCGCCAACACCGTGTTTCTTGGCTACCTTAACGTAGTCACTATAGACCATGTTGAGGGCCGCCCAAAACTGGACAGGGTCGCACTCAATCCCACGCTGGGCCATGACCTGCTTTGCCTGCTCCAGCGTCCAGTGAGCGCCACGGGTGCCGTCTTCGTTATCCATATGCTTAGACCATTCATCGGCCATCTCCTTCGTGAAAGGGATATAGCCGGAAGCAGCCCCATAACCTGTCATGCGTTCTCCACCTTTTCTGTACGCCATCTCGTCCATGCGGTAGTCATGGTCAAACTCTCTCGGAGTTCTCATTTCTCCTTCTCCAGAGATAGCGAATCCGATTTTGTTCATTGGCCGATTCATCTCCCGTCGCTCTGTGTATGCGCTCCCATCCTCCCGATAGACCGGTGGGACGTAGGGGTAGCCGTAGTGAGACTGAGGGCCGTACATCCGGTCATCCCAGTAGCGGTTCTCTACCCACATGCCGCCATCGTTGCGTGGGGCAAAGCGTCCATCAGAGTAACGACGATAGCCCCGATCCTCCGGCTCCATCATCTCAGAGCGCGGTGCATAACGGCCATTGTCGTAATGCTCCCGGCCATGGCGGTCACGAAACTTATCATCGACATCGTAGTTGTCGTAGCTCCGTCCGTCGTTGTAGCGACGATTGTTGCCACTGGACATGAGCATCATCCGAGTAGATCGTTTCATTTTGACCCCTCCTTACGCCGTAGGGGCGGGTGCAGCACCGCCGTCAATACTGGCAAGATTGTTGCTGGGAGAGCAGCAGGGCTGCCCCAGCATGCGGAACGAGCCGCCGGTGGGGGTAGTCACCACACAGACGGAGTATCGGGTGCGAGTACGGATGCCGCAGGCAGTCACCTGCGCGCAGTTACGCTTGGTAAGGGGATATAGCTCTGTCCCCGTACCAATAGTAATGTACACAGGTGCATTGATGGTAGTTGTGGCCGGGATGGACTGGGCTACCACAATACAATACTTCCCGCCGTTGTTGTAGGCACCGGCAGGCAGATTGATTTCAAGGTTGCCGCCGGTAAAGGTGACCGCCTGGCTTAGCACCAGGTTGTCGCACAGGCGGCAAACAGGCTTACAAGACATAAAATACCTCCAAGAATCAGGGGCGGCAGACATTTAGCCCGCCGCCCCGAAATAGTCACGGCAGAGCCGGAAATTTAAAGTGGTCGATTTCGACCAGTTTAGCAGCCACAGCCGCAGCCGCTGCTGTAGGTCCCGCAATAGGGATAGGGGGCGGGCACTTGGTAAGCGGGTACGGGCATGGGGTTGATGCGCCGAATCAGCTCAGAGGTCTGAGCGTCAGACATGGCAGCAAGATAAGAGTTCTGTGCGGTCTGGCTGGCCTGGAACTTCAACGCCTGATTCTCAGACTGGAGGGAGGCGATCTTATCCTGAGTCAAGAAATTCAGGATTTCACGAGTACCAGCGTTCTGGCTGTCAATGATATCTCGTGTGCTATTCTGGATGGTATTCTGGATGGCGCAGGTGTTGGTCGCCATGTTGTAGTTCACGCCGTCGATAGCGCGCTGGGTCTGGCAGCAGCAGTCCTGTGCCTGAGCGGCCATGTTGCACATCTGAGACTGGACGCCGTTGAAGCCCTGGAGAAGTGCCACATTGGTGTTGTTGAAGCCGCTGGTGATGCTGTTATTCAGCGCATAGGTGCTGTCACAGATGCCCTGCTGGATAGCAGAGATGCCGCGCTCAACGCCATTGAACGCAATGGCCTCGTTCACATCGGCACGGGTGGCTAGGCCCTCGAGGCCGGGATCGGTGCTGGCACCGCCACCGCCGAAACCACCGAAGCCGCCGCGGCCCCAGCCAAAAATCATGGCGAAGATGATGATAGCCCACCAGCCATCGCCACCCCAAAAGCCGCCATTGTTACAGTTGCCGCCGTTGGAGTCGGAGCCAAGAGCATAGCCAGTCGCAAAATCGTTATCCATTGTATATACTCCTTTGTCAGTTATTACATCGGGGCCGTACGCTCCCCGGATGTTTCCAAAGAGCGGTTTTTATCAAGACCCGAAAACTGATAAAGAGTGCTCTATTTTATTTCATGGGTATACCTAGTTGTCGTGCAATTTCCTCAACGGAGGTTCCCCTCTGTTTCGCCATGTTTTCTGCTGTTTGGCGAAGCTGCTGCGGGTTTTTCCCCTGAATGAGCCGCATAGCTTGGGCAGCCTGTGGATTCTGGCCAGCCATCTGTTGGAGCATTTGCATGGGATTCCCGCCGTTCCGCGCCATCTGGAGCATGGCCATCATGGGATTATTCATCGGAGGCATCATTCTTTTTCCCTGCCTTTCCGCCGGACGTGGGCTTTTTCAGCCGTTCTATTTCGTCCTTCAGATTGTTGATGGTGTCCTTCATGTCCATAAATTCATCCAGCGGTGCAAAAGCGGGGGCCGGGTTCTCTGCCTGCTGTTCTTTTGCCTGCTGTTGGCCGTGGAACTCAAACACATCAGCAGCTCCGGTATTGGTATTGAATCGTTTCATATAGACCACATTATGAGCGAGGTCGGGGAAAAACATGGGAGCACCCATGAAGTCAACCGGAACACCCAGCGCTTCTTCCCTGGAGGCCACAGGACGGCAGAAAAAAGCGGGCTGTGTGTTTACATTACTCTGTGGCTGAATGGTCTGTGAGGGTTGCTGAGTAGGTTGCTGGGGCTGATATACTTGTGGAGCCGGAGCAAACGGGGTAACAGGATTGTAGGCCCCATAAGCCGGGTATGTGTAATTAGGAAACGCCATACTGACGCGCCTCCCTCCCCGCCTCCAATGCGGTTACGTAATCCTCTAGGCCCTCGTCATCTCCCTGTGCCATGTACCACATCGCTGTTTCGGTGGCACAATCGCGGGACATGCCAGCGGCTACCATCCTCTCAATCAAAGTCATCTCAAACACGTCCTTGTCCATAAAAATAAGGAGTCCGTGAGGAGGGCGGCGACGTGTACCAACCCTGTATCCTCACGTCCTCCATGTCTATATTGTCGCATAAAAATACCCCGCATGGGCGGCACACATGTGGGGGTTGTGTGGAAGTTATGGGGGATTCGCGTAATTTTTTGTATTTACTTTTTGAGATGTTACTTTATAATAGAAAGGGAGCGTGAAAAATATGATTATATATCGGCCCCATAGAGGCGGACTGAAAGAGGCTATGTCAGAAGCAAAAGAATTTAATAATGTAGAGGATATGAAAGAGTATATAGTCAAGCAGCATACTGACGATGTTATGGGAGAGGCATTTTCCAAAAATGATATTGTATTGGAAGAAGATGGGATAGAGGATAAAAGAACTGGGTGGAAAGACACAAGACATATTTGTGTGAAACGATATTACAACGAAAATTTTCCAATCCCTCAGTGTATCGGATGGTTTGCAACAAAATATTAAAAAAGGAGCCGGGTTAATCCCCGGCTCCCTTTTTCGTATAGAGTTGTTTTGCTACAGCCTCAACCCTCTGGAATATGTATTTCTCGTGGTCGCTAACTGTGCTTCGATCCCAGCCCAGCTCCGCCGCAACATCAATCTGTCCCCACTTATCAATGATGCGCCGCTTGGCGATCAATTCATCGTCGCGGTGTAGGGCAGCCTCGTGGATGGCGTTCTCCAACTGAGAGCGCAAGAGTTTATCCAATGGTTCCGGTAACTTCGCTCTTGCGCTCATTCAGTCACGTCCCTTCCGGCGGCTCCGTGGGCAGTTGTTTCAGGGCCTCCACCAGTTTTGCCGCCATTCCGTTCCCGCCTAACGCCTTGTAGGCGTTGTACATGTCCAGCACGTTTTCCATGCCGTAGATCGGGATATAACGTTGTTCGGAGTAGTGGTTGTACTCGGCAATGATTTCGCGCCTGAGGAGGGCCTGCACGCCCTGCATGAGCGCGTCGCTCTTTTGGTTATCTGCCTTGACACGTTTCCGTTCCCGCGCGGCGACCGCCTCAATGATTGCCACCAGGACGACCGCCGCGCCGGAAATCAGTGGGCCTACCCACTCCATGGGCATCAGCCCTCCTTAGTCAACTGCTTATAAACCTGATTGATACCAGTGGCCGCAAGTCCGCTCACAATGCCTACGGCGGCGGCTGTTAGGTAATCACTGGCCGGGAACTCAGGCATGATGAACATGCCGAGGATGCCAAGCACCGCGCCAAACGCACCGCAAATGATGGGAATCCACTTATTGTCCAGTCCGGTAGCTTTGACCACCTGCCCGACGAGGAAGCAGATCACAGTGATGACTGCTACTCCGGTAATACCCAAAGAAGAAATGTCCATGATATGTACCTCCATCAAATCAGATTCAGCCGATCCAACACGACGGCCAGCTCCTGCCGGGTCATATTGTCGCGGGGCCGGGTGCCGTCCAGTACGCCCTTGTCCTTGGCCTTCTGCCACGCCTCAGCGGCCCAAACGTCCGGGGTATCCTCCGCGCTGTCCGCTCCCGTTTCGCCCTGCCAGGCCACGCCCAGCCAGTCACAGATTCCCTTTGCGGTGGCCTCGGCCAGTTTGTCCCGGTACTTGCTATCCTTGAGATACTCCGTGTCCATCTTGTTGGTATGGAAGCCGTACTCAATGAGCGCGGCGGGGGCGTCCGTCTTGGCGAGCACGGTATACATCTCGTGCTTGATCGGTTCGCTCCGCAGGGCCACCCCGGCAACATGGAAGGCGTTGACCAGTTTGGAGGCCAGCACATTGCGCTGCGCCGTCATAGGCCCTGCGCTGGTGTAGATCTCCAGACCGGACGCGCTCGACCATCCGCCCTCACCGGCCGCGTTGGTGTGGATGCTCACAAAGCAGTCCGGCTGCGCCTGATTGCTGGTCTCGGCTCGCTCCGTCAGGCTGGGGTAATTGTCCGCGGTCTTGGTGAGCACCACGCCCACCCCCTGGACCTCCAGCAGCGCCTTGACGCGCTGGGCCATATCCCAGGTAAACTCCCACTCCTTGTATGTACCGTCCGGGGATCCGTTGACGTTGCCCGGCCCGTGTCCGGGGTCGAGGCATACAGTATGCTTGCTCATAGGCTTGTCCTCCTCTTCCGGCGGCGTCTCAGCGCCGTCCTGCTTGAGATATACACAAATCCAGTTGTGCACCTTGCGGCTGGCGGTGATGCGCTCCCCGCCGAAATCGCACTGGCTGGAGCCGCCCCCGTCCAGCATAACGGCAGAGGCCCAGCCCAGCCCGGCCAACTCGTCCCGCAGAGTTTCCGGCGTGGCTGCGTCTCCGGTCCCATCGCCAGAGCAGTAGAGGGCCAGACTGCCACCACGCAGGCCGATAGCACTGCGCCCCCGCTTGCCTCCCTGGGCCGAGCCATAGGAGGGCTTATCCACCGGCTTGCCGGAGGCAATTAGGGCGGTCACCGCGATAAAGTTATCCGCTCCCTCGTGCTCGGAGGTCATGCGGATGTCAGGCCCCTTGTCCCAGGCGTAGCCCATCGGCCGCCAGGGCGTGCCGGAGAGCATCGCCCCGCCCACCTTAAGCAGCGGGCAGGGGGTGCCGTCTAGGTTCCACATGCCGCCATTGAGCACGTAATGAGCCTTTGTTTCAGCCTTGACCTGAGAGAGCGTCTTGCGGCAGTTGGTGACTCTCAGCTCAATCCGCTCCACGGACGAGAGCGGGACATATGTAATGAGCTTACTCATGGTCGCCTACACCCCCCCCTCTAGTAAAACATCTTCGTCTGGCATTATAAAATAGAGGTCTGTCACTGTCGGTGGAACTCTGGTCAGTGCTGCCGGAGACCTTCCGTTCGCAGTCGGTATTCCAATCCCGGTTTCAGCTCCATAAACGGCCCATCCGACATCGGAGGAAATCCCGAAATAAATGTATTCACCCGGTTGCGCTTCAAGGTCATAGGTTCCCCCTTTGTAAAGCGTTTGTCCATCAATGGTGATGCTATAGACCCCATCGGTTACAGTCACACCTACTGTGTGTGTGGATGCAACCGGAATCTCCCCCACCATCTCCGCCATTCTGCGAAATGTGGTGCCTTCTGGTACCTCCACGCCCTTGGCCGTGAGGTTGGCCTTTAGGGTGTCCTTTGTAGCGCTGAGATAGGCCAGCTTGTCCGCGGTCGTACCCATCAGACTACCTCCCCGTTGATTGCATCCAGCGCGGTGTTGATGTCACCCACCAAGCCATCCACGTACTGCTTGTTGGCGGCGTCGTTTGGACTTCCCGGCAATGACAAGTTTTTGATCTGGCCGTTATGGAAAATAAGCGACTTCTGATCATTGGAGTTCTGACCGAAAATGATCGTATCTGCGAGAACTCTAAGTCCCCACGTAGAATCAAATACAACCTGTGCTCCGTTTTCACTCCCAATATATAAGGCACTCCCACTAGAACTATCTACCCCTAATATAAGGTTGCCAGTTACTACGCCGCCAGCCAGCGGCAGGAATGGAGCACTTTGCATACCAGCCAGAGCGGTGTTAAACTCCTCTTCGGTTCCGGTATATCCTTTCTCTTTTGCCGCCTGATAGGCGGACTTTCCAGGTGCACCATCCTTGCCGTCTGCCCCTGGAGCTCCGTCCTTGCCAGGCAGGCCCACCCCGGCAACTTTTTTGCCGTTTACAACGATAGCCATGTGCTACACCTCCACCCATTGCCACATATCCGGGGTATCCGGGGCCCACGTGCAGGGAATCATGTCCCCGCCCTCTGCCACCTTGTAGACCTTGCCGTTGTAGCTGTAGTGCTTACCCGCATGACAGTCCATGCCGTACACCCACGGGATGGGGTCGTCCACTGTGCCAGCGTGCTCGCGGTCAATAGGCCGGTAGATGGCGAGCATGCCGTCGTCGTGCGGGGGCATCTCCTCTTGAGGAGTTACCGCCTGCACCACCCGGTAGAGCTGGCCGCCGTCGTTGAGGATACGGCCCGCAGGCAGTTCCTCGCCGTCTGCCAGTACCACCGCCCAGGTGGGAAACAGATCGGGCATGTCCAGGGCGTAGGTGTCGGGGATAGCCGTGCTGGTGGCCGCATAGGCCCTCATAGCGGCGGCGTATTGCGGAGTTAGTTCAGGCTCCGGCGGTCTATTGTCCGGGGCGGCCTGTCCTGTTTCGGGGTTGTAGCGCCCCCCCTGCTCTACATCGTCCTGTACCTCTACACAGCGTCGTGCAAATGCCTCGCTATACCACTTCTCCGGTGGAAGTGCGTATTCCGGGATGATTTCGCGGACAGTGTTATCCTCATTTAAATAGACTGTTTTCATCAAGAAATACCTCTTGCGTAAATCGCCACATATCCATCGCCACCTTTACCGCCATTACCGCTGGGCTTATTCTCGCTGGAGCGGAAAGCCCATCCCGCTCCAGCACCTCCTCCGCCACCGCCGCGGGTTCCATCAGTACCATTTGTTGCATTGGTCTGGCCGGTAGCTCCCGCACCTCCAGCACCGCCCCCACCAGCGCCTCCGGCCCCTCCTAATGTAGGAGGGTCATTAAGGGCTTCATCCCCGCCGCCTCCGCCGCCGCCGCAGAAAAATTTAAACCCCAAAATATCAAGATTAGGACCGTCCTCACCTGGTTTCCCGGTATTGTAGCCCCCATTGCCTCCGCTACCGCCTGTCCAAGGAGGTTCGCCTCCACCCGTGCCACTACCGTAACCATTACCTCCGTTCCCGCCAGGCGCTATAATCCCAAAAGCGCTGCTGGTCCCTCCGTTTCCTCCCCTCTTCGCAACCTCGTCTCCGACTGATGCATTCGCCCCGGCACCGCCTGTCCCGATAACAATATTTTTATTTTCGATGCTATCGCTGTCCAAAATGTGATAGTACGCCGCAGCTCCGCCTCCGCCGCCTCCACCACCTTTGTCGCCACGCGAACCGCCGCCGCCGCCAGCGCCAACCACAACCACAAAAATATCTGTATATTTGCGGTCGAACGTATGGGTGTAGCTCCCTGGCGATGTGTATTCCTTTATC